CAATACAGCAAGATCGTAGCATACCTGAAGAAAATAAGATTCTTGTTAACAAACAGATTGAGGAAATATTGAAAATAAAGGCAATTACTATGAAGCCACCCAAAATCATATTAGAAAGAGAAGGTAACGGTTAACTCCGTTGCCTTTTTTGTTTTATCTACGAAGCGACCGAATAATCCCAATAGAATGGGGGCCGTAAAGGGTTGAAGCATTCAGACCGATGGATATACCTCTTATACACATCAATGTTTATAGCATACACAGGGATAATTTATTTAACGTATTACTGGAGGTGAGAGGAATGGCTGAAGGAGAAGTCAAAGTAGGACGATTGATACCAGATCTGTATGTGCTTGATACAAGCAAGTTAAAGACAATTGGAGATATCGTGTTGCTACTTGGAAACATGAACATAACAACACACGAAGGTACGCCGGGATTTGATGAGATCAAACATTTATTCAAGAAAGTATAGAGTGAGGTGAAAACAATGGCAGACTTGAGACCGCAGATTATGTTGTTTGTAACAGAGTACATCAAGAATGGTGGTAATGGCACAAACGCCGCGATAGCTGCCGGGTACAGTGAGAAATCAGCATACAGCCAAGCGAGTAGGTTGCTAAAAAGTGTTGAAGTTCAACAATATCTTAACAATACTCAACAAAGTATTAACAAGGACTTGCGTATGATGTTCGCTGAAGATGCTGTTAAGGCATATACAGTAATGCTTGAGGTGATGAACGACCCCTTAACACCACCTAAGGATAGGCTAGTTGCTGCAAGGGATTTGTTGGACAGAGCTGGTTATAAACCAGTTGATAAAATCCAAGCAGATGTGGATGCTGAAATAAGTTTCAAAGTATCATTACCGGAGGGATTGGGCGATGCCGACGATTAACATCGACTTAACCGAGTTGCCGACTCTAACTAATGATCGGTTCTATCCACTCTACATGAACAAGGATAGATACTTGGTGCTGATGGGCGGCGGCGGTTCGGGTAAGTCGGTGTTTATGGCTCAGAAGATCATCTTACGACTACTGACTGAGAATAAGCACCGGATTCTTGTACTCCGTAAGGTAGCTAAGACGCTGCGTGAATCAGTGTTTATGGAGCTTAAGAACGCTATATACCGTTGGGGATTAGAGAAACTGTTCAAGATACCTAAGGGAACGAGTTCAGAACTACACATAAGCTGCATCAACGGTAACGAGATCCTATTTGCAGGGCTGGATGATGTAGAGAAGCTAAAGTCTATATCAGGCGTTACTAGCGTGTGGATGGAGGAAGCAAGCGAGTGTTCACCGGAAGACTTCAGGCAGCTTGATATCCGGTTACGCGGTAAGACAATCAATTACAAGCAGATGATGATTACCTTTAACCCTATTGATATTAATCACTGGCTTAAGCGTGAGTTCTTCGATCAGCCTAAACCAAATGCCACAACGATCCATAGCACATACAAGCATAATAAGTTCTTGGACGCTGATGCTATCAAGGTTCTAGAGGCGTTCAAAGAGACTGACCCATACTTCTATCAGGTGTACGCGCTTGGTGAGTGGGGAGTACTTGGTAAGACCATATTCAACGCTCAGAAAGTTAGTGAGCGCATCTCATACCTTCGCGACCATGATCCATTGGTGCAGCGAGGGTATTTTATTTATCAGAAAGATGCAGCTGATAAGATCCTTGATACCACTATTCAGTGGATTGAGGACGAGAATGGGTACATCAAGATATTTGAGAGACCACAGCCGCAAATACCTTTTGTAATTGGCGGTGACACGGCTGGTGATGGTTCAGATAACTTTACTGGTCAGGTGATTAACAACGTAACAGGCAAGCAATCAGCCGTCTATAAGAACCAGTTTGATGAAGACTTATACGCCGAGCAGATGTATTGCCTTGGTAAGCATTACAATAATGCACTAATCAGCATCGAAACCAACTTCAGCAGCCATCCAGTAAAGGTGCTCAGTCGATTGGGATACACAAATCAGTACATCAGAGAGCGCGAGGATACCTTTACAGGTTCCATTACAAAGGCTTATGGCTTCCGGACAGATAAACTTACTCGACCATCAGCAATTGCAGGACTGGTAACCGTTGTACGCGAGTCAGTCAATTTGATCATGGATGTAGACACGTTGAATGAAATGTTAACCTTTGTCCGCAACGAAAAGGGACGACCTGAAGCACAGGAAGGCGCTCATGATGACCTTATCATGTCGCTGGCTATTGGCTATTACAGTAGAGGACAACAGGATAGTACGCTGCTTCAGAAGGCGATTGAAGTACCAGTCACACCATTTCCATTTCGTACAGACGAACCAACTGGAGGCGATTATTTAGGATGGTAAAACAATACGGTAACTGGTGCAAGACTAAAGGAACGTTAGAAGACATGCCAAAAGGATTGGTCGACGAGATCATAGACATGATGTATGAACAGGCAACAGAAGAACTGGCAGCCGATGGCATTGTCATAGCAAAACATACCGTTGAGTGGCATGTTGACCAGATGGATGATGACCATGTAAGAGTGGCTTGGAAGGCAGTGATATAGGGATGAAGGAAGCAAATGAACTCGGTGAGCTCCTGAAGCTCCCGAACTTGGAAAATGAAACAATCACATTGATCAATGCTAAAATGCGCGAGTTCATAGGTGAGGTTAAGCCAACGCCACCAGAGATCAAACAAGAGATTGAAACGGTAGTAGCTGAGTGGTTAGGCGGCGCTAAAGGGGGTGAGTAGATGTCAGAAGCATTAGATAAGCTAGCTGGTGAAATGGAGAAGCAATATAAAGATGGCCTATCTTATTTGCGTAAGATGGGCTTTCTTGATAAATGGCCAGAGTATGAGCGATTTAAGTCTGGTGACCAATGGCCTGCCGCAACAGCTCGAACTAAGTCATTACCTCGTCCGGTATTCAACCTGATCAAGATGATCGAGACGCACAAGGTCGCTAATGTCATGAGTGAGCAGATCAATATGCTGTTCAGCCGGGAAGAGGCAGACGAAACGCAGGGGCAGGAAGATATCGGTGATCTGTTCAGCCGTTACTCTGCTGCCACTTGGGAGAACATCAAGCAGGATGATATCAATGAGGAAGCCTTGGATATAGCAGCCAACACCGGGACAGTAGCAGTGCATTATTACTACGATATGAGCATCAAAGGCGGCGTGCAAATGCCATATATCGGAGAGATGCAAGGTGAGGTTATCGACCCTATCAACATCTTCTTTGGTAATGAGCAACAGCGTAACGTGCAGCGACAGCCGTACATCATCATATCCAGCCGTGAGAGTGTCAAGAGTGTCCGAGATTATGCCAGAGGTAATGGCATGAGTAAAGACATGGTATCTCAAATCAAGCCAGATAAGGATACGCAGGACGAAGGTTACGACATGGCTAAGACTGAGGTTGCAGATAGCGGAAAGGTGACTGTGATTACACGATACTGGAAGGGTAATGGTGGCAAGATCATGTTCAGCAAGGCTTCTAGTGGAATGACCATTAAAAAGCCTACTGACACGATGCTGAGTCGTTACCCAATCGCCGTGATGCAATGGGAACGCCGTAAGAAGTCTATACGCGGTATCGGTGACACTGAGGGGCTCATACCTAACCAAAAGGCTATCAATACACTGGTAGCTATGCAGATACTCTCTGTACAGCTTACAGGCTGGCCTAAGCTGATCTATAAAAAGGGAGCGATTGACCCGAGCAAGATAACCAACGCTCCTGGTGAGATGATTGAGGATCACTTACCTGTAGGTCAGGGTGATGGTGCTAAGTATCTTACTCCCGGTAATATCAGCGCTGTGGCTGGTAACCTAGTTGAATCTATATTAGCTTACACTCGCCAAATGACAGGCGCTGACGAAGCTTCTACAGGTTCCGCGCCGTCTGCAGACCTCAATGCAACAGCAATTATGCTTCTACAAAAGGCTTCTGCTATTCCAATTGAGTCCATTAAGCGGCGTTTCTACTCGTTTATCGAGGACATTGGACGTATATGGGAGGACATTTGGAAGGTTAAGTACAACTTACCGCGTCAAATTAACCTTAAGGATGATGATGGCGAAGATTATTCAGCTGTATTTGATGGATCTCAGTATCAAGATGTACCTATGCAACTAAAGATTGATGTCGGGCCATCATCCACTTACTCCGAATCACTCATGCTTTCCAGCTTAGACAAGGCGCTTGATCGCGGTGACATCGACTATGTGCAGTACCTCAAGTACGCACCGCATGCAGTCGTACCGTTCCGAGACAGGCTCATGAAGGAGTTGGAAGAGAAGAAGGGTATTGTTGGTCAAATGGAACAATTGATTGCGTCCATGCAGCCTGAGGAGAAGCAAATGTTTGATTCATTGCCACCAGATCAACAGTTTATGTTCCTACAGCAGAACATTCTTGCACAACAGCAGCCAACAGCCGTACCAAATCAACCACAAGTAGTTGGTATGTAAAACGATGGGACCTTCGCAGAGCAGCGTGGGTCCCTTTCTATATACAAATTTGCCCCAACCATAGGGCAAGGAGGCGTTACACATGGAAGAAACCGCCAACCATAGCGGCATTGAAGCACAAGAAGCACCTGTCACCGAAGTGACTGAGACGATAACAGCACCCGAAGGAGAGTCTTCC